CGGGTCGAGGACTGGCGCTGGAATCTGCTGATACCGCAGTTCTGTGCGCCGTCGATGGGCTGGGCGCTGCAGGTGATGGCCGTCATGGGTGTGTCTGCGCCGCGTGACACGCGGTGGACCGGGCCGCCGATGCCGATGGTGGAACCGGACAAGGAAGGCCTCGCGCACATGCGGAACATCCGCGCGGGCATCACGACGCTGTCGGAGGTGCTCCGCGAGCGTGGCTACGACCCAGACGAGCTCCTCGCAGAGTTTGCTGCCGACAATGCGCGACTCGACCAGTTGAAGATCGTGCTCGACAGCGACCCGCGCCAGATGACGCAGGCCGGGCAACTCCAGGGCGTGGCGAGTTCGAAGCCAGGCGCGGCCCCTAGTGGCGCGACGGGAGACGTGTGATGGCGCAGTCGCCCACGCCGCGTCGATTGTTGTCGGGGCGTCAGCGTCAACTGCTGGAGGCGATCGAAACCTACAGCCGCACGACGACCGAGCCGTGTCCCGCGAGTTATTTGGCGCGGCGGTTCACGTTGACGCGTACGACCGTGCGTGAGCACCTCTCCGCGTTGTATCGCAAGGGGTGGCTGCGCACGCCTAACTCCCCGTCGTCGCTCGTGTTGCGGCCATCGATACCCGCCAAAGTTCGACGCCCGCCACATTTCGGCGGGTCCACGCGCGCGGCCGATGGAGCATCCTCGGTGCATGAAGCGCACGGCGACGACAGCGCCAACCTCTCACACGGCTGACATCCCGCCGTTGTGTCTGCGCGCCGATGTCGTCTCATTCGACGACGAGAAGCGCACGGTCGACTTGGTGTTTTCGACTGGTGCGTCCATCGAGCGCTATGACTGGTGGACCGGCAAGCGATTCCTGGAAAAGTTGTCCCTGAAGGCTGAGCACGTCCGACTCGAGCGGCTCAATGCGGGCGCGCCGTTGCTCGACGCGCATTCGGCGTGGAGTGTCACTGACCAACTCGGTGTCGTCGAATCCGACTCTGCGCGCGTCACCGGCAAAGAAGCGCGGGCCACCGTCCGCTTCTCGAAGCGTGCGGCGGTCGACGATATTTGGAACGACGTGCGCGACGGCATCATCAAGAACGTCAGCGTCGGCTATCGCGTGCACAAGTTCGAAGAGGACGCCGGCAAGGACAACAAGTTGCCGGTGCGAACGGCCGTCGACTGGGAGCCGTTCGAGATCTCGATGGTGCCGATGCCGGCGGACGCCGGCGCCCAGGTTCGCAGCGGCGAGTCCGCGAATACGAACAAGTGCGTCCTTGTGACGCGTTCAGGAGTTTCAATGGCGAAACGCACATCGTCTCCCGCGTCGGAACCCGTTATGTCGGAAACGCTGGTCGAGCGCGATCCCCTCGATCCAGGCGCGCCCGGTGGGCCCGGCAACGGCAACGGCGCCGGCACGCGCGCGGCCGACAATCCGGACGACGAGCCGAACGAGTACGACTCCGGTGTGTCCCAGGAGCGCGAGCGCTGCCAGGGTATCCACGCGGCCGTGCGGGCCTCGCGGTTGCCCAGCGCGTGGGCCGAGAAGCTGATCGCCGACGGCGTCGCGCTGGTCGATGCGCAGCGGAAGATCTTCGACGAGCTGGCGAAGCGCGATCTGCCCAAGCAGGGGCCGCGCGAGGGCGGGTCCGTGTTGGTCGGCGACGACCCGCTGGTGCATGTGCGTGCCGGCATCGAGAATGCGCTGCTCCACCGGGTGGCGCCGACGGCCTTCAAGCTCGAGGAGCACGGCCGCGCCTATCGCGGGTTGACGATGCTCGACACCGCCCGGATCTTCCTGCAGGCGCAGGGTGTGCGGACGTCTGGCATGTCGAAGATGGAGATCGCCGGCATGGCGCTGGGCCTGCAGACGCGCGCAGGCTTCCACACGACGACGGATTTTGCCAACCTGCTGGCCGACGTCACGGCCAAGACCCTGCGCCGCGCCTATGAAGAGGCGCCGCAGACGTTCACCCGGATCGCGCGCCTCGTGCAGCTCCCGGACTTCAAGCCCGTGAAGCGTCTCCAACTCGGCGATGCGCCGCAGCTCCTGAAGGTCGACGAGGATGGCGAGTTCACCCGAGGGACGATCGGCGAAGGCAAGGAGCAGTTCCAGCTCGCCACCTACGGTCGCGTGTTCGCCATCACCCGGAAGTCGCTTGTCAACGACGACACCGACGCGTTCTCGCGCGTGCCGATGCTCTTCGGCCGTGCGGCGCGCAACCTCGAGTCGAATCTGGTCTGGCTCGAGATTCTGAGCAATCCGACCATGGGCGACGGTGTCGCCCTTTTCCACGCGACGCACGCGAATCTGTCGGGCACGAGCGACGCGATCGCGGTCGCGGCGATTGGCGCCGGCCGCGCGGCGATGCGCAAGCAGGTCGGCCTCGACGCGCAGACGCTGCTCAACCTGAATCCCAAGTTCCTCATCGTGCCCCCTAGCAAGGAGACGCTCGCCGACCAGTTCGTGTCGACGAACCTGTTGGCGAGTCAGTCGAGCGCGGTGAATCCGTTCGCTGGCCGGCTCGAGGTGATCTCCGAGCCGCGGCTCGAGGTCGGTATCGGGTCTGTGGCGGGCAGTGCGACGGCGTGGTTTCTGGCGGCGTCGCCCGACCAAGTGGACATCCTCGAGTACGGCTATCTCGATGGCGAGAACGGCCCCGTCGTCGAGAGCCGCATCGGCTTCGATGTTGACGGCCTCGAGGTGAAGTGCCGGCACGACACCGCCGCGAAGGTGATCGATCACCGCGGGCTCTGGAAGAACCCCGGCGCGTAACGACATCGATTCCACACGAGTGAGGAGCGACGCATGAAGACTTTCGTTCAGCCCGGGGACGTGCTCACGTTCACCGCGCCGACTGGCGGCGTGGTGGCGGGCACCGGCGTCAAGATCGGCGACATCCTGGTGATCGCGACGATCACGGCCGCGCAGACCGAACTATTCACCGGGGTGCGCACCGGCGTCGTCGAGCACGCGAAGCTGTCAGCGCAGGCCTGGACCGAAGGGCAGCAGGTGAACTGGGACGACACGAACAAGCGGTTCACCACGGTCACGACCGGCAACTTCAGGGCCGGCGTGGCGGCCGCCGCCGCGGCGAACCCCTCCGCGACTGGCAAGGTCCTGCTGTCCGGTGTGAATCTCGGCGCCGCCCTGTAGTCCTAACGGCGCCGGGCATGGAACTGGGCGCGTTGCGTGAGCTGGCGCGGGACCTGAACTTCGAGGTCCTCGGTGTGGCCCTGACTGTGGCCCCGCCGAACCAGGTGCCCGTGGACACGCGCGGGATTTGGCTCGCGCCGGTGACTGGCATCTATCCCCTGGGCACGGAACTCCACCGGCGTGAGGCCCCGCGGGTCCTGGCGCTGCCGCGTGGCGTGCTGCCGTCTGTGCCGCGCGGCACGCTGATTACCGTGCCGGCCGCCGATCCAGCGACCGCGCTTGATGCGGTCTGGCAGGTCGACGGCGTCGATCGTGCGGAGGCCGATCATCATCGGGTCATCGTGGTGCCCTATGTGGAGAGCTGATGGCCACCCGCCGCTTACTGATCCTGCAGGAGCTCCTGGCGCGGGTGCAGCAGATCACCGTGGCGAACGGATTCGTCACCGACGCCGGTGCGACCGTCTTCATGGGCGAGGTGCTGTCGTTGGGCGAGAGCGATCCGGATGTCGTCCTCGCGCTGGTGGTCGCCGACGATTTCGTGCGGTCGCAGCAGGTCACCGTGGCGTTGACGCTCCAGGTCGAAATTCAGGCGCTGGCGCGGGCCGAGCTCGCGCAGCCCTGGGTGATCGTGGAAGCGGTGCTGGGGGACATCAAGCGTGCGATTGAGCTCGAGGACCGAACGCTGGGGGGCCTCGTGCGGCAGCAAGTGCTGCGTGGCGTCACGCGGACGTTGCCACGTGAGCCAGGGACGCCCACGGTGGGGGTCGGGGTGACCTATCTGCTGCCGTACGTCGAGGAGTGGGGAACGCCGTAAATGGCCACGTTGAATCTGCGACTGAATGCCGCTGGCTGGAAGCGTGGGCTCGAGGGCCTCCAGCAACGCGCGCCGGCCGCCATCGCGCGCGCCCTCACGCGGGCGATTGGCAGCGCCAACACCGTCATGGTGCGGGCGATCGCGGAAGACCTGGGAATTAAGCAGGGCGACGTGCGGAAGGCCATCCTCGTGCGCCCGGCGGTGTCGAACAGCCTAGTCGCGCAGATGTCGGCCTCGCTCGAGGCGCGCGGGGCACGTCTCCCGCTGATCGCGTTCCGGGCACGCGCGGGCCGCGGTGGCGTGCGGGCGCGCCTGCCAGGCGGCGCCGGCCTGTATCCGCATGCGTTTATTGCGACGATGCCGAGTGGGCACGTCGGGGTTTTCCAGCGCAAGGGCCTGCCGCGATTACCGATTGTGCAGCTCCACGGACCCTCGATCCCGAAGGTCTTCGAGCGACATATCCCGGCCGGCCTGGCGCGGGGGCAGGAGCAACTGGTCAAGAACCTCGTTCACGAATTGCGCTTCGCCGTGCAGCAGAGCGCGGCGTAAGGAGTTATCGCTATGCCCGTCCCGTATGAAGTGATCGCCGCGCCGTTCGTGGTGTGGTTCGCGCCGGTGGGGGAGGCCTTCCCGCTGATCAATGTTGCGCCCGCGGGCAACTGGCTCAAGGTGGGCACGTCTGGCGACTTGAACTACATGGACGAGGGCGTCACGGTGCAGCACGCGCAGTCGATCGAGCGCTGGCGCTCGCTCGGCGACACGGCGCCGCGAAAGGTCTTCCGCACGGAGGAGGACTTGATGATTCGGCTCGTGCTCGCCGACATCACGCTCGAGCAGTACCGGCACGCGCTCAACATGAACTCGGTGACCACTGTCCCGGCGGGCGCCGGCACGGCGGGTTACAAGAAGATCGGCCTCTCGCGCGGGTCCGCGGTCGCGCAGCGGGCCATCCTCGTGCGTGGCGGTGTGTCGCCGTACGGGGACGGATGGAATCTCCAGTACGAAGTGCCGATTGCGTTCCAGACGGGCGAGCCCGAGGTCATCTACCGCAAGGACGAGCCCGCCGGCTTGGCGCTCGAGTGGACGGCCATCATCGATCCGAGTGCGGTCTCGGCCGACGAACGGTTCGGCCGGCTGGTGGCCCAGCATCAAGATCCGGCCTGAGCGATGGTGGAGCCAGGGACGCTCTCGAACCGCCTCGTCGATCTGCGACGGGAGGTCGCCGCGCACAAGTCGGCCATTCGGCGGCACCGCACGCAGCTCGGCGCGGCGGCAGAAGCCCTAGGCCGGTTGGAGGCTGAGTGCCGGCGAGTAGGAATTGGGTTTGCCGTGCAGACGTCTGCACGGCCTGAACAAGGAGCACACCGATGGCGCGCACCGCGCAGACCGTCCAGCAAGTCACCCGGGCCGGCCTGACGCCGACCTATTCCGCGGCCAACGTCGACGGGCACTCGATCCCGAACGGTGGCAAGGAATGCCTGCACATCAAGACGACGTCGAACGCGTGCAACGTCACGTTCCAGACGCCTGGAAGCGTCGATGGCCAGGCGATCGCCGACCGGGTCGTGGCGCTCGGCACGTCGACCGAGCGGATCATCGGGCCCTTCCCGCCCACCATGTACAACCAGGGTGCGGAGGAGGTCTTCGTGGATTTCAGCGCGGTCACCGGTGTGACGGTGGCCGCGATCCGGTTGGTGTAAGGCCCGCCGGCGTAGTCCGCCCGCGGGGTGTGGCGAAGGAGCGTATGTCCATGGCCAATGATGCCCCTCTTCTGGATCTGGCGACGTTGGTCGATCCGGTCCATGTCCGGATCGACGGAGCGTTGTACGAGCTCCATCGGCCCGATCGACTGAGCATCGCGCAGCTCGCGGAGGTCGAGCGCCTGCGGCCGCAGATCGCGCAGCTCGAACAGTTCCGCGGCGGCACGGTGGGGACCCTCTCCGACGAGGACCTCGCGACGGCCGCGGTGGCCCTCGCGCGGGTCTGCGAGATCGTGCTCGCGGCGCCGGCCGACGTCCAGGCCCGTCTTTCTGATGTCCAGCGCGTCGCCATTCTCCAGGCTTTTACGGAGCTCTCGTCGCGGCCGGCCCGCCGGGCGGCGGGAGCCACGCGTCGGACGGCGGGGGCCAGGTCGACGACTGGGGCGACCTCGCCCCGCGGCTCGCGCGCTTCTACGGCGGCTCTCCGGCGGACTGGCTGATGCGGATGCCGATGGCCCTCGTCCGGGCCTCCCTCACGATGATGCCCCGGCTGCAAGCCGAGGAAGCCCTGCTCGCGGTCCAGGTAACGGCGCTCGGGACGGGGTCACTGAAACCCGGCGATGCGCGCGCGGTGCGCGATCGTCTCGCCCGCGCGGCGGGCCGCCGTGCGCGAGCGCACCGGGCGACCCCCGAGGGATTGGCCGCGATGGGCATCGGCTTCCGTGAGGTGGGCGCGTTGTGAGTCTCGAGCGCCTCGGGCGGGCGGTCCTCGAGCTCGTCACCGATGGGTCCGGGCTCACGAGCGGACTCGCGTCGGCCGGCAATTCTGTCGGCGACTTCGAAAAGAAAGTCGAAGGGACGCAAGGGGGACTCGCCAACTTCGGAAAGTGGGTCGCGGGCGCGTTCACCGTCACGGCGATCGTCGGCGCCGTGAAATCGATGACCGACTTTGCCGGCACGCTCACGGATTTGTCTGGCAAGACGGGGATCTCGACCACGGGGTTACAAAAGCTCGGGGGCGCCCTGAGTCAAAGCGGGGTGTCGATGGAGGCCGCCGCGAAGGCCTCAGCCGAGCTCGGCGCCCGGTTGGCCTCGGGTGACAAAGGCCTGGCGGGCCTGGTCGGCAAGCTCGGACTGAACCTCCAGGACCTTCGCATGATGCGGCCGGAGGATCAGTTTTTCAAACTTGCCGATGCCGTCGGCAATATTCAAAACAAGGGCGAGCAGCTGCTCGCGTCGAAGACGTTGTTCGGCAAGGGCGGCGTGGATCTCCTGCCGGCGCTGACCGGCAATCTCGCAGAGGCGGCGGCCGAGTTCGAAAACCTTGGCCTCGTCATCGACGAACAAACGGTCGCGGCCGCCGACGACTTTGGCGACAAGCTCGGGCTGATGGGCACGCAGCTGATGGCCGTGACGGCGAAGATCGTGGGCCCGCTCCTGCCGGCGTTGTCTGGGCTGATGACGGTGCTCGGTCAGATTGCCAACGTCGTCGGGCAAGTGACGGGGTTCTTCGTGGACTGGATCATGCGCGGATTGACGGCGGCCTATTCCGCCGTCGCGAAGTTCCTGGCCTTGATCGCTGAGGCCGTGACGAAGATCCCGTTCTTGGGAGAAAAGCTGGGATTTGCGGCGACCGCCGCGGAGTGGCTGACCGCGAGTGCGGCGGCTGCCGATGCCCAACTCGTCAAGATGTTCACGCCCATCGAAGCCGTGGGCACCGTGGCGCAGGCCACGGCGGGCAAGATGCTGGGTCTCGGAGACGACAGCGAGAAGACGACGAAGAAGATCGCCAAGCACTGGAGCGAGATGTCGATGGAGGCCTTCAAGCCGGCGAGCGATCGCATCAGTGACGACATCTTGAAGATGGGGAACGCTCTCGCGGAATTCGACGCGGCGGCGGCTCGCAGCAAGATGCAGATTGTCGGAGACATTGCCCCGACGATGGAGGAAGAGTTCGAAAACATGGCGCTGAAGTTGGAGGAGTTTGATCAGCGCTCGAAATCTTCCCTTGATAGGTTCATGGAGTCGGTCATCCAGACGACCTTCAATACCGCGGCACACTTCGACGAGTTGGGGTTTACCACGGCAGCAGTGTTTACGAGGATGGGTGGTGTTATCGCTGACTGGGTGATGAATTACGACAAATATGTTGATGCGGCGGTCGGGAGTACTCAGTTGATCGGGAGGACGATGACCGGATTCGTCACGCTCGCGGGGGGCATCTTCGGTGCCCTCGGGAAGAAGTACAAGGCCTTCGCGATTGCGGAAGCGATCATCGCGACCTATCTGTCCATCGCCAAGACGCTCGCGACGACCCCGTGGCCGTTCAACCTAGTGTTGGCCGCCGGGGCGGCGGCTGCCGGGTTCGCGAATGTTATGGCGATCAAAAATTCGGACACGCCGGAGTTCGCGGAGGGCGGGATTGTGACGCGGCCGTTGATGGGGCTCCTCGGCGAGGCGGGGACGGAGGCGGTCATTCCGCTCGATCGGCTGGGCTCGCTGATCGGTGGTGGGCGCGAGACGGTCATTCACGTGCATACGAATCTCGATGGCCGCGAGGTTGCTCGCACTGTCATGCGGCACATGCCGCACGAGCTCTCTCTGGTGGGGCTGGTGTAGATGGCGATCATGATTCAGGTGGCCGGCGTCGAGCGGACCGACTTTGTGGACGGGGCCGCCGATGTGCGCTGGGAGGACCACCTGGACGGCCGCGGGCAGCTCTCGCTCCGGTTTTCGGATGTCGTGGGGGGGTTCGTCCCGCTCGACGGCCAGGAGATCCTCGTGCTCGAGGACGGGGTGCGCCGGTTCGGCGGGATGCTGCTCGAACCCGAGGAAACCGCCACGCCCGCCAACGATCGGTTGGTGTTCAGTTGTCGCGCGGCCGAGTTTAGCAGCATCTGCGACCGGCATTTGATCGCCAAGGCCTACACGAACCAAACGCTCAAGGCGATCGTGCTCGACATCGTCACGCAGGAGATGTCGGACGAAGGGATTAGTACGACTGGAGTTGAGACTGGGCCGACGATTCAGAAGGCCGTGTTCAACTGGATCTCTGTGACGCAGGCCTTTAACGAGCTCGCAGAGCTCACGGGGATGGTGTGGCGCATCGACGCGAATAAGGTGCTGCAGTTTCGCGACCGGACCTCCATTGCCGCGCCCGCCCCGCTCGACTCACTGACGGTCACGAACGGCACGCTCCGGATCCGCCCCGACCGGCAGCACTACCGGAATCGACAGGTGCTTCGCGCCGGCACCGGGTTGACCAGCACGCGGGTCGAGCGGTTCGCCGGGGACAGCGAGCGGCGGACCTTCAACACCGCGTTCAAGGTCGGCGAGGCACCCACGATCACGGTCAACGCAGTCAGCAAGACCGTCGGCATTCGGCAGGTTGACACCGGGAAGGATTGGTACTGGTCTAAGGGGGCGGCGGAGATCTCGCAGGACACTGGTGGGACAGTCTTGACGGCCAGCGACGACCTCGAGGTGACCTACAAGGGCCTCTTTCCCATAATTATCTCGGCGG